GCTAGTGGCTCCTTTTGAGTGAAGGAGGAACTTGTCGGACTTTGCTGCTGACAGCCGTGGAGGTATATACCACGACTTAGGATTTGCAATGCTCGCGGGTTCACGGACCTTACCTAACTCCAATATATGCTTCAAATCGTCAATGACGAGTGAGTCCATAGAAGGGATCACTCCCTCCTGTGAGAGTTTAACTATACTAAGAGTTAAGAAACGTAAGCGTTTAGCGATCTTTGCAGACTGCTGAACCTTACGCTTCGCAAACCAGTCAATGGACATTATATCGTACTCCGGGCGAGAGACCAATTCCTCAATCTCTTCCCAAGTACATTTCCATTCTCTGGTTTTGAACTTGTAATACTCCACGCTCACTGTTACCAGCGAACGGAAGTAAGATAGGAGATAGAGATAAGGGCCCAAACTCATCAATTTATAAAGGGATTCCACCAGCCCAAATGGTAGCTCACGCGAAAAGTTCGTGGAGAAGATTAACTTCAACTTCCGGGCTTCGAGTATGAGCTGATAAAATGTATCATGAAAGAATTCTTCTTGTAGATGCTTTAGAGCATTAAACAAGGCGAATCTAGTCATAATAGACTCTCGTTGCGCACTCGAAAACAGATAAGCTATCGCTGATCTTAACTTGGTCACGTCAGTTTTATTCGAGTTCCATATCGCACCCTTGAGTCCGATACAGTACCATAAACCAAGAAAGGCGCCGTTCATATTCTTCGGCATCTTTCTTACTAGGTGGACAACGCTACCTAAAGTGTTTAAATGTCTTATGGCGTAGAGCCCGCTCAAGAACGCCCCTATATAGGCCTTGTTTCTCACTGTTTGCAGGATTAGACCAGCTCCGAGAGGAGTGAAGCTGATCCCGGGTCCCTCATAAACCTTAGCAAATTCTGCGAAATCTTTCGAAATCACAGATTTATTAAGATTTATGGAGACACCGAGCGAATCCATTAAACGTAAGTAACGTTCAGCGACTAACTTGTGACGAATCACAATGTCATCACCTAATACACAGTAATCCTTGAAGTGATATATACCTTCTTGAATTGCTGCATATCGGACTATACAGTGGTGTGTGAAAGCAAGAGACGCCCAAGAACTTAAAGCACCCATCGGCTGCCCTACTGAATATTTGAAATAGTTGGATTTATATAACCATTCTATATCTAATAGGTTTGACCACTTAGACCCAAGACCAGGTTCAATTATATTGAGAACCTGACTTTGGAGGTTTATAGGTAATCTATCGGTTGCGGCTGATAAGTCGTAGCAATAGAACCACTCAGACGATTCAGTTTTCACCAAATCCCTAAGCGGCTTATGCTGGTCGAACGTACCATCCTGGGGGATACGAGACAGAAGATCAAATAATAAAACGTGCACCGGTCTAAGAACAACTTGGATAAAGTAGTTAGTCATAGCTACAATCCTTGCCTTACCTGCTTGGTCATACACAACAGAAAGCTTACCGAGTGGTAGTCTAGTCGACCACCCTCTAGTCGTTTTAACAGCGACGTAAGCCGGAAGTAAAAGTATCATCATCCCCGAGAACCAAACGGTGAACAGGACTCCCTTAACTGTAAAGGGGACCATCCTCAGCATATATAAAGCTGAGAGTGGCCTGTCCCAGTAAGCCATGACATCAATTATAGACGATATCGTGGACTTACTAGCCATTGGTGAAGCGGATTCCAGAATTATAAATTTCAGGTTCGCTTTTCTCGGACGAGTAAGTATAAGTTCCTTGACTGCGCGCATCAATATTGTCTGTTCTAACGTCTTCGTTATTCCAGTAAAACTATCAGTGATAGTACCAATATCGACACGCGGCTTAGTTGGGAAAACTCTATATATTGAAATCGAAGTTAAGATTACTCTTAACATCTGATAATCCCTATTAACAATCAGTGATCTGAATGCAACAGGAATTATATTCGGTAGGCCCATGGGATCAACCGAAACCAGTACCTTTCGGCTCTTAAGTTCCGGGTGACCACTAACATAACGTATCACCAACCTCGACGCTTCCTTCATATACAGAAACGCGAAGTTGGGTCCGCTCTTTTTAAATAGAGTTAGGATACGCTTTGTTAGCAACTTTAAAGGCACCTGCATCTCTTTGTCAATAGCAAAAGCCCAACTGATTAAATCGTAAAATGGCTTGAACTCCCTTGCGGAAATCCAAGCTTTACGATTTAATCTTGATTTCGGACTAATGAATGATAAGGATACTGAATTTATAAAGTTCTTTGTCATTACATTTGAAGAAATCATCACCGATTAAAGTGATGGCATGTCTTCTCACATGCTTAGCCAATGACACGATACGATCGTTTACTGGACGCAACAATGCAAACACTGAAGCGAGGTCTGTCTAGGGAGTTATTGGCGTGCTCTACATCATGGTATATTTAAACCGGGGAGGTAGTGCTGTCGGTTAATGACCG